GGGCACCTTCAAGGGATGTCAGCTGGTTGTAGTTGCAGAAGAAGCCACCACCTACATGGGATGGTGCTCCTTCAAGGGATGTCAACTGGTTGTCGTTGCAGTCGAAGTCACCGCCAGTGTACTCTATCTTCAGGTCGGCAACTGATTTTTGTCCTTGTAGCTTCATGGCACTTTACATACTGTAGCACAGTATTTACTTACAATGCACGTCCCTGCTAACTTTTAGTAGATAGCATGATTCCTTCCACCTTGCTGAATTTGGTGTTTGCGGTAAGTTGCTGTACGCATCAGCGATGTTGATTTCAATCGCAGCCAGCATTGACACCCCAAGATCATCAAGTTCAAAAAGTAACCAGTGCCCGAGTGCTTTTTCTTCTTGAAGAAACGAATAATTTTCGTTGCTTCCTGTAGCGTCACCAGATACCGTACAACAACAGCGCTCATTTGATTTCTTGGAAAATTTGATGCAGCAAGATTCCAACAAATGATGCCATTAAAATGAACACCGTAGCTTGAGTTGCTGAGCTATCTGCCGCTGTGGGGCCATATCGTTCATAGATGCAGTGAAGTACCCACCCCGACCAAACCACGGTTAAGATAAGCCAGATGATAAAAAGAAGAAGAGACATCTTAAACCTCCAGTGCAGGTACGACCTTGTCGTCGCGCAGTAGTTGCTTGATGGTGGGGAAACGGAGAGACCAAAGATCACTGTCCTTTGCCTTGCTCATTTCCTGGTACGTGATCACCGCGGTCGAGCCATTGTAAAGCGCGCCGAAGTTTTCTGCGATGTGCTTGCGCTGCTCGTCGCTGAACCCGCTACCGACGTTGGTTCGGAATGGACGACCATGCTCGTCGCGGCCTTCGACGGTAATGCCACCGCAGGTGTTCTCTAGGCGGGACTTCTTGCGGCCCTTGTACCAGCCAACCACGCGGGCGTCCACGTCGTAGAAGCGCTTCACCTTACACCAATCCATCGTCCTGTCCCACTGGTACGTCGCGTCCCAGTTCTTGAGGATTAGACCTTCTTGTTTGTGCGTGTCGATGACCTCGTTGCAGTAGGCCACCATGTCGGCGTAGTCCTTGACCTCGCGACCCTCGGAGAGGATGACCTTCGTGCAGCCGCTCTTATGCAGCCGATCCTTCAGGAAGGCGCGATTCTGGCGCATCGTGATGCTCGTCTTCTGGTTCATCCAGTCAGTGAGTGGCATCATGAAGAAGGCGCGCAGCTTGAGGTTGGCCTTAGCAGCGTCGTTACCTTCCTTCTTAGCATTCATCGTCTCGGTGAAGTCGCTGGCGAAGGCCTCGCCGTCCATCACGAAGTCGTAGCCGACGGCAGCGCGGATGTTGAGAAGGTCCTCGTCAAATAAGCCATTGAGGTGGTCGCTCGGCTTGCCGCTGCGGGCACGGTACTCGACGGGCTGACCAGCGCGGACAATTGCAATCGCTCTGTTTCCGTCGTACTTCCAGTCGGCCTGGCATGGAAAGGTAAGGCGCTCCAGGAACTCATCGGGGCTCTCGCACTTGTCGGCGAGCATCACCTCGAACGTTGGGATGGTGCCGTAGAGGTCATCCTTGCCGGACCAGACCTTGCTGAAGGTGTCCTCAGAGAAGCCGGATTTCAGATCCTTCTCGATGACCAGCTCCAGGAACTCGGCCTCTTCGGCGGTGTAGAGGGCAAGCGTCTTGGCAACCGCATCCTGTGCGGCATTTCCAGTGAGCGACCGGCTCGAGAGGGCCTGCAGGAGGTCCAGGAACTGGCCAACGCCGGCGTAGCCAGTCTTCTGGAAGCTGGCAGGCTTTTCCCACTTGCGAACCCCGTAGGTAAGATACGGGTTGAGCGCGTGCCAGATAAGAGCACGCGCGTGTTCATCGCACATGGAGAGGGCTGCCTGGATGGCAGCTTTCTTTCCAGCTCCACTGGCTGACTGACAGGACCTGATGACTTGAACAAAGTTTGCGATTTGAGAGGTGGGCATCTATAGTTTCCTTGTTGATGTTGCTATTATACATCAACCTGAGAAGATGTACACAGCTAAATTGTGACCTGTAACAGGTCAGGCTACTTTCCAGATGTTCTTCTTCCACCATCGGACAATCGGTTTGTAGACGCCTGTCATCATGGCTATGAGGATGACAACGAAGAAGGGGACACGGTGGTGACGCCAGACAAAGGTGTAGGTCGAGTTGATGAGGTCTGCCGCTTCAATCACGACGTGCATGGTGTTACCCTGCTTGTGGGCGTCCTTGAGCTCGGCCAGCTCCTCACCACACTTTTCGAGGGTGCCGCGTGGGAAGCGGCGGATGATTGCCTTGTGCTTGAAGGGTCGGAACATGATCAGGTGCTGATGTCGATGATGCGGATCCAGCGCTCGCCTTCAAACTGCCAGAGCTCGTCTTGCCAGAAGACGCCGAGGTACTCGTCACCGCGCCACACCTCGAACTGCCTCACTTCAGATCTCCGCAACAGTTGTCGACGTGGTCCTCGAAGGCCTTCCAGGCGGTGTCGAGGTCGGTGTCCATCCACTTGACGACAAACATGATGAACGACATCAAGCTGGTAGACAGTAGGAGCACTATCAGAAAGGTGCGCAGCATCACTCGTCTCCCATTTCCTCGATCGCCAGCCGAATGAACTCACGGTCAGCGTGCTCGAACTTGCTGATCTGCTTGACCACCGCCGCGATCTTCGCAGCAGTGGACTTCATCGCCCGCTTGCGCTTTACCTTGACGATGTCGAGCGACGCGATGTTGTAGGTGTGCTTGACCTTCGGTTCCAGGTCAAGAACACCCATGACTTCCTTCCACTCCTTGCCGTGTGGACGAACCTTCTTGCCGTTCATCGGCTTTTGGTCGTAGACGTGGTGGGCGACCAGGTGGGCGACCTCATGGGGCACGGTACTCGCCAGGAAATCCGCTTCGTTCTCAACGAGGAAGGTTAGGTTAAGACGGATGAGGTTGCGCTGCAGCCAGGCCTCACCACCGTTGGTGTTACGGATGTTGTAGCGGATTTCGGGTCGCTTGAACTTCTGCTTGTAGTATTTCTCACACTTAGTGAAAGCAGCCTCGACAGCCTTCTCGACCTTGGCACGCAGTTCCGGAGAGAGTAGGATTTGCTTGTTCATAAGGCTATTATACATCAAATGCGCAGGTTGTACACAACTAGAGTGTAACGATCAGCCGTACGACCTTGGCTTTGTTACATGATAGGTGACCGATACCTGCTTCTCGACCTTCGAGGTGCCAAGCACCAGCACGTCGCTGCCCTTGATCTTCTTTCCCTTGCCGGACATCGAGCCGCCCCCGAAGTAAAACGACTTGAGCTGGCTGTCATTGAAGGTCAGCTGCTTCTCTGGCCCGGCAGAGAACATGAACATCCACGCCAACGCATCGATCTTAACGACATCGATCTCATCGACGCTGTATGGAATACCGTCACCTGGGTCGTCCTGCACGTGTTCACTCCTAACCACCAGGTAGGGCAACTTTGCCTTCTTGATGGAGACGATATCTCCAACGTTGAGCTTAGTTTGATGGGTCATGTTACTTTACCTTCTGCTCGTCCATGTACTTCCACGATACCACCAGGTGGTCAGGCAGCCGCTTCATAAACACCTTGTCGAAGGTGAACATCACGCTGTTGTCGAGGTCCCACCAGAGATCGCAGCGAAGGGTCTTGAAGCGCTTCGAGTGGTCCTTATCGAAGTACGTGTTCTCCTTGGTGTGGCCCTTGCCTTCGCGAAGTTTCATGAGATGACCGAAGTACTCCTCGTACTCCTCGTCGGTGAAGGTGTGGAGCACGCGAAGGCTTTCACCATTGTCGCCGGTGATGCGCGGCTCGATGGTCACCTTGATGTCGTCGACGCGGGCCTGCAGTTCGCGAAGGCTCTGAGGCAGCGCGCCCCACTCGAACTCTGCCGAGCCCATGTAGTCGAGGCTGACGGCCTCGCTGAAGCGGCCTTCGCGCCGCGGGTGGTGGATGGTGGCGCGTTGGATGAGGTAGGGAGTTTTAACCATGATGTGCCTTTCAGCAGTCGATGTAGTCGATGAAGTGGAGGCCGACCTCGGTGACGTAGGCCTGCGCCTCGTCGGTCATGAAGTCGAAGATCTTGCCGTCTTGGACATAGACGCTCTCACCGCACACCCAGTCCTCGACGTTGGGTGAGATGCGGGTGACGCGGAACATCGCGACGCGACCAGGAGGTGTAGCGGCGAGGATGTCGTCAAGGGACGCGAAGGTGCTGCGGGTGACGTTCATGCTTCAGCCTTTGAAAGCGTGGTACGGAATGTAGACAACAATCGCCGCTGCAAACTGAACCATCATGTAGCAGTAGAGCCACTGCCTGTCGGTCATCTCAGCCCAGCGAGTGAAGCGGTTCATCCGACCGGACAGGTGCTCGTGTGAGAAGCCGATCACCCCGATCCAACCAATGATAGCACTTACAACGAAGATGTAATGAGCGTTCATGTTCAGGCAGCCTTCAGCAGGGTGGCGAGAACCAGCGGGTCGTACTTAAAGAGCCGCTTGTCGGTGGTTTCGACGATCGCGAATTTGGGCGAGGACATGCCGACGAACTTGACCTTGCCGAGGCGACCAACCGTGATCTCGGTACCGATCATCGAGGTGGCCAGTCCGGCCTGCCAGCCGAAGCGGGCAGTATTCTTGAAGAACTTGGGGTTGACCTCGCCGGTTGTGGCCTTGTCACCGAACTCGACCGTCATCTTCATGGTCGAACCATCACGCGCATAGACGATTCGCTGAGCACCCTTCTTCAAGCCATGCTTGGTAGCAAAGGCGTCCAGCATCTCCGCCAGCTCCTTGTTGAAGGCCTTGACAGTAAGCTCGTTGATGGTTGCCATTCAGAAGTTCTCCAGCATTTCAATCGATAGAGCTATTATACATCAACCTGCAGCGATGTACACTTCTTTTTGCAACAGGGCAAAATCTGTTACATGTGCCCCGGCCCAGCTGTAAATACCACGTATTGAAATAACCTAGAACCGTGCAACTATGCCCAAAAAGAAAATCCCAGAAATCGTTATCGAGCGCGCTGAGGACCAAGGAAATTATTTTTTCTTATCTGTACTCGAATATAGACAAGAAAATTATCTTGTAGTTATTGATAATATCTCAGACAGCGAAGTTACTGCATTTGTTCTTGATTTTGCCCAACAAGAAGGAATAAATCTTAAGCAGCTGATCTCAATAATTACCCTTTGGTTTTACAGAGGATCTTATCATTATCCGCTGTCATTTGAATTTTCTAGACTTGGGATTGCAGATAGAACCAACCGTATCTTCAAGACTTTTGAGCTTGCTCACGTGACTCGTCTAATTGGTAAAGATTTCTCATATGACCTATTTGAGATGCCAAAAGTTCGACGCAGACGGGCAAATAAAATCCCAGCCGGCGTCGAAGTTAGACTGAAGCGATCAAGCGAAGGGCGGCAGCCCGTACCTGAACCTCAGCTCCTCAAGAAGCCACTGTTCGAAAGCAGCCTCTAGCTCAGGCGTTTTTTCGGGAAGCAGAGTGCTGGTCTTCTGAGCTTCTGTCAGCTCCTCTTCGAGCTTGAGCAGGTGCATCTTAGCATCCTCAAGTGGCATTGTCGTCTTTACCAGCAGCAGCCGCTGACGCTCAACTTCAGGTCGAGGGAACGTCAGCTTACCGTGGCGCAGCAGCTCCAGCGCCTGCTCATACACCCGCACCGCATGCATCAGCGACTTGCGGTCAACCTCAGCTTCTGCGGCTGCTTGCGTACGATGACCGTAGCTGTCCACCAGCTTCTGCACCGCGGTGCGAAGGTGCTCAACTGTCGTCGTCTCAAGGTACTCCCGACCATTAAGCTTGAGCGTCCGCATCTCACGACCATTGTTGACGGTGGTACCGAGCTCAAGGTCTGCGTACTTAGCGATGACGTGCAGCACCTTTGTGCCTTTGACATGGTCGAGCCGAAGCTGCTGCCCATTGGCGACATCGGCGAAGAAGCCATCCCTTTCGTCGGATAGCAGCTCGTTGAGGGCCACAAGCAGCCTCTTCGCTTTCTCCAGCCGCACCCCACGGTGCACGTAGTCAAAAGTTTGCTTTTTTGCAAAGCCGGCCATCGAGCTGACGTTGCATGTAAGGAACTTCTCAACGAGTTCTTTTACCCAGTAGAGAGCCACCGGTTCAGCGCTGAGGTGGGCAAAGGCGCACTCCAGCGCGTAGGTTTGACCGTTGAGGAAATCACGACAGAACGTCTGGAACGGCACGTACTCCACCTCAACACCACCGTCAGGCATCTGCGCGGTGTCGCTCACCGGATTGCCCTCGGCGTCAACGCGCGTTTTGTAGGTACGGAGCTTCTTGCTAAGCAGCACGTCTTCGAGCGGTGGCAGGTACACCACCTTCTCGTCAAGGTCGCTGGTGGGGGTGCTGGTCCCGTAGAGGTGCGACCCGTAGGTCACCTTGAAAAGGTCAGTCATCAGTCATCTCTCCATTCGCCGGCTCTTGCCTTAGCTTGAGCTCGGCTTTCTCCTTGAAGCTGCTGCGCGACAGCTCTCAACCGAAGGAGCCATTGAACGCGTCGGTAGAGCTGCGCAAGCAGCGGGCAGATGAGAGCCATCACCAGCATGCCGAGCAGAAAGCTCATCGCAGCTCCAGCTCCTGATAACAGTAGGAGGCCGATTCGTCGAACGACGGCGGGTTGAGACCACCTTTTTGGTCAAAGAAGCCGAACATCTCGAGGTGCTCCTTGGTGGCGCCCAATTCAACGGCCTTGTCATGAGACGCCTGATACGCCATCTGCATGCTGCGCTCATGCTCAGCTTGCAAGGCCTTCCAGATAGGCTCGAATTCCTTACGCCATGCGTTGTACTTCTTCTTGTACTCGGCCTGGGTTTCCTTGGTATGCTTCACTGGTTCCTTCGGCTCGGGTGGCAGCTTGAGGTCCTGGTGCTGCAGGAAGTAGTTCCGGTCGTGCGCGATCCGCGCTTCGGCATAGCCGTCGGTGAGCGAATTATGCACCTGCGGCCAGATGCCCTCGCAGAACTTGTGCAGCTCGGTGAGACGCTGCACCTCGACCTTTGCCTGCTCCTCCTCGACGACGGCGTAGAGGTTGTTTTTCCACGCATCGTCGTACGACCCGCCGAAGGCTTTGATGATGTAGATCTTCGTCATGTCAGTGCACCGTCGCCGAAACACGTCGCATCACCGCCTCGCGAACTGCCTCCTCGAGCCACTCGATCTCGTCGAGGGTCAGCTCATCATCAGGAAGCAGCCCAGCGCAAAAGAGCTCAAGGCGCGCAGGGTCCATCACAAAGTTCTCGTCCATTAGAAGTGCCTCTTCACGTAGTCGTAGGCTGCCCGCATCTCGCTGGAAAAGCTCGACAGCGGGGTCGAATAGCTGTACTGAGGGATCTTGCCCAATACCCCAAGGTCATGCTGCAGGAGATCAACGATGTCCTTGGCGTCCCGCATTCCAAGCCCCCAGGCTTCACGCATCTTCTTGATGGCCGACACCTTCTGGATAGGATTGAGGGTGAGGTCGCTCAAGATGGAACGTGCAGCAGCAAACTTCATGTGATTACCAGTTGCATGTCGCATGAACAGCGCAGGCTGATTCTTGACCATTGCTGCACTGATCTGGGTAGGGGTCTTTCCGGTGAGTTCCGCAAGGAACTCCATGAAGGCGTCAGTCTCTCCAACTGCAAAGGACTTGATGACCTCTCTCAAGTCAACCTGTTCCTGATTTCGCAGGTAGAACTTCAGGGCTTCCTGAGGAGTGACAGCGGTTTGTTCGTCCATGTGTAGATTATACACTAATATGAAGACCACATCTTGATAGACAGAAAATTGTTACTTTTTCTTGACAACGTAGCGCTTCTCAGCGCTCGCCATCTTCATGTATGCCTTGTGGTCGCCAACGAACCACCAAACGATTACCTGTGGTTTAGCAACAACTTCTGTACCAAGGGCTCGGTAGTTCGCATTGATGCGAACCGAGAAGGTGCCGGGGTTGTGGATGCCACCACCCGTGTCGCGGAATTCTTTGAAGTGAAGCTGTGGGTGGGCAGGGTTTTCCTTCAGCAGCTTGAAGCGCTCCTTGGCTTCAGCCTGAATATCCGCGGGAAGCTTGGAAAAAAGATCCTTGAAACCGATAGAACGTCGATGGATCACAGCGCCTCGGTCTTCCCGTCTTCGTATTCTTCGACAACATGCGCCGCGATCGCCGCCAGGGTACCGTCAGCAGCGTGCTGGCGCAAGGTAGCTTCCCATTCCTGATCGGCTTGGGTTTCAGCAGAGGTATCGGTCCTGGCAAGTTCGTTGAGCTTCATGCGTTCTCCAGTATTCTTTAGTATTTAGAGAGATTATACCATAAACCTGAAAGATGTACACTCTTTTGTGCAACAGCCACACATCTCAACTGTCACATGGCGGAAAGGTTTCTCCTGTTTCAAGAATTATACGTCCATCTGACATTCCGTCGTATTTACAGATAAGCCACCGCAGCTCTTCTGGAGTTTTTGTTCTGGGATCATTTATAAAAGTATGTCCAGGAATTACTCCACCATTTGGATTTGGCCAGTCAGGCTGTTTGTCAATAGTATACTTGACTTGTAAAATATTAGTCAAAGGCATAAACTTTACTACCCAGTAATCATCTCGAGGAATTAGTTCATCACATCTCGCAACAAAACCATGAACATCCTGTCCTACGTCTGCCCAAATTACAAACAGCCTGGGAATGTTATTTTGATTATACGCAACGGCCCGCTGCACAAATAACGCTTCAACTTCTGAAAGATAATCCTTCTTAATCATATTCTATTTTCCTTTGCGATTTGATATTTCAGTAAATTACAATCTGCCTTGCTCGATTAAATGAAGCTGAAGAACTACAACAAGACTATACGCTAAACTGTGACTGCGTTTGAAAGAATATCCGTCATCATCTTTTGCGTACAGTACTTTCCTGCACGCGTCTCTTTCTTTCATGTATAACCCAAGAAGCGTTTTCTTTCCGGGTCTAATCAGAGCCATGCAATCAGCAAGCTCCTCGATACTTTTTGGTTTAATCTTCTGTAGCAGCTCTCCATGCTTCGCCAACTGAAAGAGCTTTGGCCAAGTAGATGGAAGCTGCAGCAGAGTCCAGTCTGGTTCCTTCTTCAGTAGCTCTTCAATCTCAAGTCGGCTTTTAAAGTGCTCGTACACGTTAAGATGAAGCAAGTCAACCTTAAGGTACCCAAGCTCCTCAGCTTCCTCATACGGAATAGCTGCAAGCCCGGTGTAAGGATCTACAGCCATCTTCTGCGGATATACGCCAACAGGATGCGCGGTTAGCTTACCATCACGAACAACTGATGCCTGCACCCACTTAGGAAAGTAATCTTTTGCTTTAAAAGACGGGGTTACGTCGATGTCAATGTCCATTCTCTTTACCCCAGGAAATAATGTCCTTCAGCAGCACGGTGTAGCTGTCATAGGAGTTACTGTTGTCAGTATAGCTGATCTGTACCGCGTAGTCCTCAATCTCCATTCGGTCCCAGTCCTCCTTTGACAGCCCCTCTTCCTTTATCCAAACCCTCCAAGACATCAGGTCAAAGTGCGAGTAGTGAAAGTTATAGGTGCCATTTCGACCATGGTAGGCCTCAATAAGCTTCTCAAGCTCCTCAACGTTCTTCAGGTGGTCCACAGTCTCGTGCCCTCTTCATTTGTGATAACACACCAGGAATTGATTGTTTCCATTTTAAACCAGAAGTTGGGTCATCAGTTTCGCATAACAAGGTTGGGTAGAGTCCCATACGCACCGCGTTAATGTTAAGCAGAATGTTGAAGAAGATCTTGGAGTAGAAAACTCGTTCTTCTCTGTCTGCATTACGAAATGGTTCAGTCATATAACTTCACGTAGTTTCATAGTCCAACTTCCTTTGCAGCTGCTGCAAACTCACGAAAGAGCGTTGCTTCTTGATTGATGCGCTCAAGCACCGCACCGGCATTGAGGGCACCCTGGAGTCGTTCCTTGTCAATTTCAGGTAGGGAACGCAGGTAGTCTCTAAACTTCGCAGATGCCATCAGCAGCCAAAAGCTAACTTTCCGTCGCGCAATCAGATCCTCAAGTGTATCAACTCCAATTGCTGGGAAGATGTCACCAAGTGGTATCTTGAGCTCGACTGAGAGGTCCTCTAGCTGCTGTAGGCTGTCGGTGAACTGCTGGAGAGGTGTAACTGCTTCATCGTAGGAGCGAAGATAGACGCTATAGACTTTGTCCCGGCACCAAAGCTCAGGTGGAACCCTGTTCTTCTTATCACCAGCAGTCATCAGGTCAATGTAGCGTTTGACGTTAGGAAGCTTGACCTTAATTGCAAACTCAGCAAAGCGCTTGAAGGCCGCGTAGTAGCGGCTCTGACCAAATGTATCAAGTCCAGGCACGCTGTGCTTCTGGCACTTCATCCAATAGGAGTAGTAGCTGTAGGCTGCCTGACCAATCGGGCTTCGAAGCTCTTCATGTCGCTGCTTCTCCTTGCAGAAGTGGTTCATGAACGCCTTCTCGGAGACAAAGTCACGCGTGCAGAAGGAGCACTTCCAAGATGCACGCGGTGCCGACGTCTCAACCGGATTTCGCCGACTTGCTGCTTGGTTTCTTAGCTCTTCCCGCGTCATCCTTCTCTACCTCTGCTTTTAGCTTCTTGAGTTGGTCGTTGTCCCACCCTAGCTCTTCTGCCATTGTAATCAAATCATCAGGCTCGATGGGCTGAAGTTCTGCTTCACGGGTTGACCAACCGTAGTACTGCTTGGTAACCTCAAGAGATAGCTTGTTGCTGGTGCCGCCTGGTGCCTTCAGCCAGTAGTAACGCTTGAGCTTGTGGGTAGTAGCTGCAGCAAGCAGCTTGAAGAGCAGCGCCTTCTCCTGCCCTAGGGAAAATGCATACGGGTTGACAAACGTATTTAGTCTGACGATCTGCGCAGGGTCTGAGGTACCTGCAAGCCAGCGCATGATGACGAACGGCGCGGCCGCCTTCTTGCCATCGTCAGACAGCTTGTCATACCAGTTGAGGTCACCTGCCGTCAGGCTGTCAAGACCTGCGAAGAGGTCGAAGGCGTCTCGGTCAGCCACGGTAGTCGTCCCTAATCCAGCCTAGCACGGACCACTGCACCACAATGAACAGCTCGCCCTGTCTTTCATGACCTTTCTGGTAGATTGTATCACTCACCTGCTCGATGAGGAGCGGGTGTTGAGGATCATCAAGCTTGACACCGTGCTCCTTGAGGAAGGCGATGAGCTCCTCTCGGCTGTAGAAGGGCATGCCTTCATGAGCAGACGGAATGAGCTTAGGGGTGAGAACGATAGAAGGGTTGAAGTCAAAGACCTTGCGCCACATGCCGATGTCGCGTGGGAAAAAGATGATCATAGCGCGCCCAGCTCCACAAAGAGAGCTGCGATCTGAAGCTCTCCATCTGACACGAAGCCGTGCTGGTACTGGTACTGCGCGATGAGCACCACTGCCTGGTCTTCCTTACCCTTGAGCTTACTGATCTTGGTGACGTGGTCATAGAGGAAGCGATACACCTCTTGAAGCTCTTCCTTGTTCGCCTTCTCGCACACCAGCTTGCGTGCTGTCTTGAAGTCACCGGTCTCGAGGATAGGCAGCAGCTCCAGCTTCCAGTCGGCGGCACCTTCACCGCTGCCCAAGACCAGCTGACCGCTCGTACTGTTCTGCTCCAGCAACTGGATGATCTTGCGGAAGTCGGGATAGGCAACGTCAATCACCTTCACCACGTCCTCAGGGTCAAACTTTACGCTCTGCTTCTCAAGAATCTCAATGCACCGCTCGAACACCAGCTCAACGTTGGGCGCGCTGAACTGATACTCCTGGAAACGGGAGCGCAGCGGCGGGGTGACCTTGTTGATGTAGTTGCAGGTAGCGATGAAGCGACAGGTGTCAGGAGCCTCATCAATCAGTGCACGCAGAAGGGCCTGCGCGTCGAGGGACAGGTGATCAAACTCCTCAAGCTGCACGACCTTGTAGGTGCCGATCGGGTAGGTGAAGGCAAAGCCTTTCACCTTGTCGCGCATTGCGTCGATCTTCTCATCAGAGCAGTTGATACGCAGGATGTCAAGGCTGTCCACGCCAGTAGTGTGACACAGCGCGTGAGACACAGACGTCTTGCCGGTGCCAGGGCGGCCATAAAGGAGAAGGTTTGGAAATGAACGTTCAGCTGCATATCGCTGAAATGCGCTCCTTACCTTTTCATCAGCGAAGATGACCCTGTCAATGGTTACAGGCTTAGACGCTACGATCCACGGTTTCTTCTTCAACATGCTTGCTCCGCTATTGGCACAGTAACATTATATGCCAATGGATTAGCTGCGGTAGCTTTTACTTTGATTGGGATCCAGATCGATAGACACCTGTTTTATACCCAATCTCTCCATTATCCTGCATCTTTACCGTAGGGTCAGGTCTAACTATGCCAAGCGTAGACTTTGTAATTTCTCCAGGTTCTTCTTTTTGCTGCGCGCCTTCATCTTCGCGTGGCAGTCTAATTTGATTGTCTGCAATTTCGTTGTATGTTTTTGCCACAGGTCCATCATGCTCTTGGCCAATGGGCTGGACAAGTTTTTCGTGCTGAATGTCATTTGGCGCATTAAGATCATCCGTCGATAGCTCAACAGCTGTTGATTGCGCCTTCTTACGTTCAAGTAGGAAATTTCCAGCAACGATGAGGAAAACTGCAAGCGGGTCAAACACGAAGATGATCATGAGGATAACCCACTTCACCGCTTCTTCTACGGTGATGCCAAAGGCCTTGGCGATATAAAGAATTGGACCAGCTTTAGCTTCAGAGTTAATCTGGCTGATCTTGAGAGTTGGCAGCTCCTTATCAATTTCAGCAAGACGGGCAGTTACAGCTGACTGTTCTGACTTAAATTGATTTATCATGCGTACGCGCTGCGCTGCGGTAAATCTTTCTGGGAGAGAAGCAATTTGCTGGTCGATCTGTTCCTTGCGCTTTTGAAGTCGAGCCTGTTCCTCTTTTAGAACCTCTACCTTCAGCGCGTTCTCCTGTGTACCAACTATTGCCTTCTGAAATTCTCCAGATAGGTACCCAGCAGCACCAGCCGAGGTGATGACCATAGTGACAAATGCTGCTAACAGCCCGTACACCTTCATCAACTTACTTAGCTGCGCCCAGTACTTATACAACAAGGCAACCACAACAAGCTTGCCCACATCAAGCGCAACGGCCAACGCGATGATGATTGGGTTTGACCCAAAAAGCGTGCTCAACCCGATAACTGAAACTATGGTTCCAATAGTCTCAATCGATAGCGCTGCAATAAATGTTAGTGCGATGAAGAGCATTTAAACAAACTCATCTTGTCCAGGAGAACCGTACCAATCAATTAACACCTGGCCTTCTTCTTGACCAAGCAAATTTTTGCCAGGTATTGAAAAAGGAGCTACATCCTCAATCAGAACCGCATCTCGTTGTCCTACTTCGTCTAGACCCTTGATAGGCTCAGTCGTTCCATCTGGATGAACTGCTGAAAGCTTAATCATTCCACGCTTAGCTAGAGCAGAAATAAGCTGGGCTCCACCTTTGAACACTGCGTCACTGCTGTCAATCATAACAGGGGCATCCAATTGTTCCTTAACGGCGTGCAATAGCATTGGCACAGCTTTTGTTCCTCTGAATTTATCAGTGAAGTAAATGAAGTCTACGCCAAATACTTTTCGACCGTCCAGATCACGGGGCTTTAACCCTATCCAGCCAGCTACTTCATCAGCTGCCTGGATGAAGTAGAAGTCACCCAAAAATTTAACCTGCTTCTTCCAGACTGAATATCTTCCAACTAGTTCCTTGACTAGCTCGGCGCCATTCTTGAGAAAGTCAGAAGTTTCTTTTAGTTCAGCTGCTGTTCCTGGGCGATAGTCTATAAAGCTTCTATTGACGATTTCTTGGAGCTTCATAGGGCTTGCGACTGACACGCGGAAATATCATCTGCAACAGCGAGCACCTTTGTGTCGTCGGTTTTCCAAACCTTCTCAGTTTCGCTGAGCTTGACACCTTCCATCCACATCAGAGCCTCAATGAGGATGTAGTCACCAGGTGACACGCCGTCAACCTTGGGGCCAACAGCAACAACCTTGCCCCAGCGATGAACTTTTTGGGTGTTTGTAGTCTTTGGAATTATGAACATTCCGTGTTTTTCTACGAAAGCTCCTTGTTTTCCTGTCGTCTCATCTAGGAATTTAAACAGAATATAGTTGTTGAGTGGTTTAACCTGCATTTTTATCACTTCTTCTTAATGTTTTTAGCCTGACCAGCACTTTCTTCAGCGGCGCTCTTTGCTATTTCTAGCATGTCAAGGTCTGCAGCAACACGTGGTTTTACCCCATCTTTTTCATCGATGGCAATTTTACGTTCCTCTACGGGCTTAGGAACTGGCGCAGATGCGAGCTGCGCCTTTATAGCAAGAAGCTCGAAGTCTACAATTTCACCCCGAGCACTTCGAACAAGTTTTGGCATTGAACTCTCCAAGAATTTTAATTGAGCCCTTACATAGGCTTCTTATTTACTCAATATTTTTCGTTAAAATACCAGGTTGTTAGTCGTGGAAGAATTCAGTAAGAGGTATTTCAAATTTTACACAGTCAACACAGTGTAGACCAATCAAAAACAGAACATACGAGGCACAAGATGAACCTCGTCCAACTCCCCAGACCACACCCTTTTCTCTAAATGTGTCAACTATGTAGATAATTGTCCGAAGAAGTTCTACCATTCCTCGCCGCTCAAACTCAGCCAGTTCAGCCACAATACGTTCTAGCGAGGCATCGTACTGTTGTTGACTGTACTCGGCGTACAGCTCTTCGGTTCTTTTTTCGTAGATTTCACCGATTTTCGCGTAAATGTCAAGCTGTTGATAGTAGGGAGGAAGTTGCCACTCAAAGTTTATGTTGATTGGGCCAATCCCCTGAACCTTAAGCTGATCATCTACGTTCTGATTAAACAGCTCAATGTCTGGCGTAATATGAGTTAAGCGCAGTTCAGATGGTTTAACTCCCCGCAACAGGGCAGCCACCACCTCCTCTGGGGAGATGATGGATACCCCGTCAAAGCGAAGAATTCTGTCTTCTAGATCAACTGATAGTGATTTCATCAGCAAGAGAACCTAGGATGCTCGCACCCGCCAGTATCTTT